AGCTAGAGTTGAATCCGTCCGCGCTGACGAATTGCAGCGACAAGGAGCAATATATCACCTTGATTGAGGATATTTACAACTTCCGCAGGCGTGAAAAAGTCAGCCTCAAATACTAATCACAGAAACATGAAAGCATATTTCGAAGCCAAGGCCAAGGGCTTGGCGATGTCAGACAACGGGCTTATCAAGCCTGCAACGGAGCATCTGCTAGTGGATGCAATGACGTTCACCGAGTGCGAGGCGAAAGTCTTGCAGCACTACGAGGGCAACGACAGCATCAAAGAACTAGCCATGTTCGCGGCTTCCAGGTCGAAGATTGAAGAATGCGTCATGTACGGTGACACCGATCAATTTTGGAAGGTGAAAGTCGAGTATGAAGCAAGCGAAGAAGGCGAGAAACCGAAGAAGGTGGCAATGTACCTACTCGTCAACGCCAATGACGACCACGAAGTCGGAGAGCGCACACGCGACCATCTTAAAGAATGGCTAGTGCCTTATGAAATCAGCAGCGTCATCAAGTCAAAAATAGGGGAGGTCGTATGAACGAAATCGAATAGCTCAGTATTAGGATTGATTGCGTTCTTTGAAGCCCTGCCGCATGGTGGGGCTTTTTTCGTAAATTCGCTACATGCACGTCCTCGACCTAGACCTCCAACGCTCAACGGCACTCTATCAAATGAATGCCCCTTTTATCAAGCCTATTGTCCGGCTGATTGTGTCGGCAAAGGCGCAGACGGGCACGGATGCAGGGGGCTTCCCGATTTACGACACGGCATTCAACACCTACGATTTCGACATCACGGACAGGTTGCTTGGGCGTGTGACGTATTCGATGCAAAAGCCACGATTCGCAGGTGATGAGTTGTTCGATGGTCTGCCCATCGACCTTAGCCTTGAATTGCTCAATTCGGACGGCTACCTAGCGACATTTCAGAACGGGTACGGGCTACGGGCGGAGGACATCGAACAGGGTCAGGTCAGGATATACGCCAATGTCACGGTAGGTAACCCTATCGAAATGTTCCAAGGCCGCATCGTGGGCAGACCTACGGAAACCAAGGGGCGCACGGTCATCAAGGCTAGGGGCAGTCTTTGGGATGCGATCAGGAAACCCGTCACTTACGAGCATTTCAGCGGCATGACGGCATCGAGTGACGGCAGCACGTTCACCACTCAGGCGGCACACCTGACAGCCGTGGGCGGTGATTTCTGCGTGTTTCACGGGTTGGTCAAATGGGATTCAAACGGACGGCCTCAACCTGCATTCAAGCAGGAGGCAGGCACGGTATCACTGACTTCCATTAACATACTCACGGGGGCTAAATTGGGCGTGTACCGAATCGAATTCAGGGATGCCACCAACTACACCATCACCTACCCCGACAATCAAGCCTACACGGGTAGCAAGTTGTTAGACCTCACAAGCCCGACAATCACGATTGACAAAACCGCCTGGACGGGTGACGATGGCACGGACACGGTTATAGAATTTGAGGTAGGCGTGGCGTATAAGGGAAACCCCGTGGCCATTGCTTACAACTTGCTTGAGAAAGGACTTCTGAGCAATTGGGGGGACTTGCCTCAGTTACAGCCTGCCGTCCGCATCCTTTGGTCAAAGTTCGAGGAACTAGCCCAACGCTTCAAGACCTTCATCGTGTACGTGGACGCATCGAATCCGGACAACAAGGTGTGGGACAAGCGCGGATCTGAATTACCGCTAGACACGGCAGCACTTGCACAATGGGTTCTCAAGCACGTATCATGCACGCTTGCAATTACGCCAGATGGATTGATAACCCTAGTCAGCCCCTACATTGACGATAACAACGTGTGGCCGATTCAGACCACTAGCGACATCCTAGCGGATGGCATCACCATCGAAGGCACAAGCGAGGCAATCAATTACCTGACCTTGCAATACGGGCATGATAGCCGCTCTAATACCTTCGGTGGGTCGTGGACTGAGGATTTCAGGCTCAACGCCACAAGCGAACTAGTTGAGGTCGTGGCAAACGCCCACTTCTACAAGTTCCCGATTTCATTGCAGGAGGCGCGGTGGCTCGCTGAAACATACAAACGGAGGCACTTCTACGGAAGGCAGGCTCAGACGGTCATCAGCTTCAACGTGACCCCCCAAATGGGCTTAACGCTCATGCCCGGTGACGTTGTGCGTGTCGTGTCGCTTTCACCGCCCTACGTGTCGGTCATCTGCGAGATTATCAGCGTGGACATGGAGATTGGAGGTGCGGTGGGCATCAAGGCGGCAACAATTCAGCAGCTAGTCGAGGGTGAACCTGCCGAGGTTTGCACCGCCCAATATGGAAGCGTTACACTTTGGTGAAATTCTAGTACGACCATCCCAAAAACAAAAAAGCCCCATGCGTTTGCACAGGGCTTTTTCTTTTTAGGTTACTATTAGGCCAAACAGCCTGCGTCTTCCCATGAGAACAGCGTCTGCTCTTCTTCCGTGGTGAGTACGCCTTCATCCCATAGCGGAGGCACAACCGTGCCGCTGCTCAGGTCAACAGCGTAGATAATCACAAGTCGCGACATGTCGGCAACGTTGGACGGGAAGGTAACGGTCTTAGTACCCGTGTTGTAGGTCACAGTAGAGGTCACGTCCACGCCATTCACAAAGACGTACATGTATTTGGCCGCGCCCGTCTTGCTGTCATCAATGATGACCGGAACGGGTGGGTTAGGCGTTGCGTTGCTCTCGTTGCCCGTGCCGAGGACGAAGGCAGCGAGAGCACCTGAAGGGGCGGCAGCGTTGATAACCACACCGTTATCATACCAACCTTCAGCAACCCAAATATGGTTTTCCTTCAAGGTGCGAACAGGGTAGTCGGTGCTGTCACGGTTGTAGAATTCAAGCGTGGTGAAGGTTTCCGCATCCGGCTCAAGACCTGCAAATTCTCCCTGACGAGCGATTGCGTAGGGGATCAATCGGCTAGATGCGATTGTGCCTGCTTCGGGGTCGTAAACATGCTCAAACAAGAACAGCGGCTTGTCGGGGTATTGGTAGTCATGCGCCACGGAAAGGCTCTCAGGGTCGGTATCAGCCAACCAACGGTAGATTCCTTTGGCGTTGCCATACACCTCGAAGGAGTAACCTTCCCATTGTACGCCTTGGGTGATTTCCTTCACGTTCTTGCCGATGCCCATTGCCTGAACTTCGGTGATAGGTGCAAGTGTCAAGCCCGTCACGCTGCGGACAACGCAGAACACGCCTGCTGTCTTCGCCCATGTCTTGCCTGCGGGATAGTACATGTTAATGTCGAAAGCACCTACGTAGGCATTTTTGCCCATCCGAATATCGGTGCTGTCAATCGTCTGCCCTGTGTAGGTCGTAGGTACTGCCATTGTATAATTATGTTAATGGGTTGAATCTATTTTTGAATTGGACTTTGCAAACGACTGAGAAGATGTAATAGGCGGTGTTTTGGCTATACACCTCGCGCATCTGCGAAATCCTGAAATCAAACAAGCCGAAGTAACTCAGCCTTTTATCTGTGAAAGAACCTCCGTTGAAAGTGCCGCTAAACGTGTTCAGCATTACTCCCTTGCCTGCAAATATAGCACGAATATAGCCTGCCTGCAGGTCGAATTGTGAGCCTACCCCGTCCATTTTGCGGATGGCAACGGAGAAATAGACCGCCTGACGTTCACGGCAGATGCCCGATTCTTGCGGTACGTCCTCAATACGCCAATCGTACACGTTGATGAGCGACTTTGGCGATGCTGAGAACTCCCCAAGGTTGACCGCTTGCACGTCAAAAATCGGCTTGTTAGCTGAATTGTTGACCAAATAGCCGCGGATGTACTGCGGTATCAACTCCTTCAGTTCGCCAATCAGGTTTATATTGCTGACCGTTGCCATCAGGAGTAGAATGGGTTGCGGTAAATGTAGGACTTGCCGGATTCGATGTTGTTGGCCGCACGGTGGAACTCGACCCTAACTAGGTGCATCATCTCTTTGTTCAGACGCTTGTAAGCAAGCCCGATGATGAAGTCACCATAGTTAGCCTTTGTCCAGTTGTTGACGTATCCGGCATAAGGTGCGATGCCCGTCTTGTTGATGATGACCGTTGCACCGTAGGGGAAGTCAGCAACACCAACCGAATCCGCTAAGTTATGAGAGATGCGCCCAATATGCTCGTTATCCAAGCCATAGTTCAACTCCCAATCAACCATGTTGCGTTTAAAGAAGTTGGCATAGTGGGATGGCAGTTGCTTGAACATCTTATCAAGCTGCTTCAATTGCCGAACCTTCATTTTGAAGCCCGAATCATCCAACTTTGCCCCTGCCTTCATCTTATTGGTAGGCTACGACAATCACCGTAACGTCTGCACCGTGCGCGGATTGCAAGGTGAGGGAAGTGTTCGCCTGGAAAGCCCCGATGTCACCAAATCGTTCGGTATCTGCGTCAATCACAGCGGTGACGTAGGCGTTCGTCGTGCTTGAATAATCCTGCACGATGATGAGGAAATTCAGGAAGCCCGTGAAGTTCCCCGTAGGCCACACGTTGAGAGCAGCCGCGCCCGTGGTCAGGGTGAATTGCCGCTCGTTAAAGTAGGTGTAGGTCTTGGTTTTGATGAGTTCCAAGTATCCTGCCACGCTGTTATTTCCGCTGATAGCGGTGTCGGTAGCGGTGGCGGTGACGTTCAAAGCGATAGACTTTGCCATTTATCTTATGGTATGGTTGTGAATGAATTGCCGTAGGGGTAGCCTTGCGTTGCATCGTCACGGGTGACAATATCAAAAGAGCCTTCCCATTTCGCGTAGTCGTAATAAGGGTTGCTAGTCTTCGGTACTCCAACCGCATCGTAGTGCTTGCCTGCGAGTTGGTAGAAGATAGTCACACGTTGCCCGAACTCCTGCCTTGCCGTGACGAAGTTCTCAGCCGGAAGCGTGGTCGCCCCTGCCGCGTCAACTAGCAACAAACGATAAGCGGCAGCAAATGCCATCGCATAGGTTGCGTCTGCGGCTTGTTGATCTGTCAGGCTTGCAGGATTCAGCCCAACGCCCGTCAGAAGCGTCACGCACTCATTGTACGCAAGCGTCAACGGCTGCATGAAGGACGGAAGAAGCTGAATATAGCTGACCAACGCATCAACCGTCCAACGTCCGATACGACCACTCCCGTCACCTGCTGCGGTAACAACGGTGAAGAGTTGGGCGGATGTCAGTTCTACAAGTTGTGCCATTGGTCAGCTAGGGTTAGGGTCGTTAGAACGTGCGTGTCTTCGTGCGGACGATTGCGGTCATGTCGCCAACAGCAGCCGTAGGATTGTTGCCGTTGAACGACCCGAAAATCAACGTGTCTGCCGTGGTTTGCAGGGTCGAATATGCCGCTGTACCTGCAACAGAACTGCCAACCGCGAAGGATGATGCGCTGATAACACCTTGGAAAGCGTTCTGGAATGTCAGCGGCTCAAACAATGCACCGTTGTAAATTCCAGTTCCAATCATCCAATAGTCAACCGTACCTGCGGATATGTTCGATGCTCCCGGCTTCTTGATGATGATTTCCCACTCGTAATAAGAACCTGCGGCAGGAGCGGCCTTCAATTCAATTGGAGTTACCCCACACGTAGCCAAAGCAGCAGCACTCAGCGTTACCGTAACTTCCGTCCAAGGGTCAGAACCACCGCTAGAAGCAGGCAGTTCGCTGACTTGAATCCTCGTTCCGTCATACACGCCCTGATAGATTTTACCTACCGTCAGGTCAGAAGCTGCAAGGGCGGTGGATGCGCCTTTGACCAAAGCCTTAGCACCAAGCCCGTTCACGTTCAACGTGGATGCGCCCGTGTTGGTGTTGGCAACTTGGAAGTAGAAAGGTACGCCCGTTGTGTAGGCGGTGATTGCAGGAACAAGGGTAAGAGCGTAGGTGTCAGTTCCCGTTGCGGCTGCGTATGGCGGTGCGAATTGGTTGGCGGTGCGCTCTGCAAGTTCGATGGCGGTCTTCGTGGCGGCATACGTGCCGGACAATTGCCATTCAACAGCCTTCTTTGTAAAGGTGTTGTTGTCCCAAGTAAGCACAGAAAGAACAGCAGCCGTAGCCGTGTTGTTTGCCGTGAGAGGGCGCATCGTGCCGGGGACAATCATGGACGGGTCAAGTCCGCGAAGGTCAGCCGTGACGCTTTCACCGTTCACCTTTGCGAGGGTGACGGCCACAAGGTTGAGGCTTGCTACAATCGTGGTAAAGGTGTCGGTCAAAACCCAACGCACAGCGCGGTAGTTCTGAATATTCCCATCCCACGTAAGCACCTCCATGATGCAGGCAGAACCCGTGGTGTTGACCGTGCTAGGGCGAATGCTGCCCGGCACAATCATTGCAGGGTCGATGCAGCGAATATCATTTGTGATATTGCTACCGTCAATATAGTCAACCGTTACGGTAATCATTGGTCTTTTTTGGATTTGCGCCCTTTTGCGAGCGTTGGTTCTTTTGATTCTAGCGCATCACTTTGAACGGGGTAATGCTCCCAATATGCGGAGTGCTTGCGTGCGTAGGAAACCTCCCATGCCGAGCATCCGAACAAGTGAGCAATCTCAGCGTCAGGCATCATATTGCCCACGCATTGACCGTTCACGCCCTTGCCTTCATGAAGTAGGCAAAGATTGGCGCGTGTGAAAGCCATGTTGCCATAGCCCTCACGCACGCTTTTCTTAGGATAAGTGAAACCGCTCATTAGGCGATGTCCACACGTTGGATTTGGTCACCTTCAACCTTCCAGTTGCAGTAGTATTGGTACACAATCTCGCTAGCGTCTTTGCTAGGGGTGCGAACCTCTTCAACACGGGCATTCTCGAAGTTTCCGTAAATGTTCTTGATACCTGGAACGATCAGCTTGCCATAGTCCACACCGAGCAAGTCAGCAGGGTAGTTGCTATTGAAGGTGAACACAGGGGTCACGTTGTAACGAAGGCGGATGTTCGAGCCGTTGTCACCTGCGAGGGTGTCGAAGGCGGACAATACAGCCGACTTGTGGCTTCCATGACACAAGAAGAACATCGGGGTGTCATCGTTGACATCGTAACCTGCGGCTGCCATGCTTGTGCAAAGGTCAACAACGCCTTTATTTACGGAGTTAATGATGCTCACAGCAAAGGCGGTAGTGCCCGCCGGAGTTGCACCTGCGATGGCGGTGTAGGCTTGGTCGGCCTTCGTTGACAACTCGCGCATCTGATGGCTCATCAGGATGTTCTGCAAGTTGTAACGGGCTTGCGAAATGGTCAACCTGCGGAGCAGGAGGGCAGCACCACCGAAACGCTTTGCGCCAAGGCGGTCAAAGGCGTTTTGGCCGAGCGGTTCGCCCTTGATCTGCTCACCGTCTTGGTACTCCTTATGTACTACCTTGGAAAGCCAATCCACCAACTCGATTTCGCTCACACCGGAAGCGGACACCGTGCGGAACATCTGCATCCATTTGGTGTCAATCTGCTGGGTGTTGAACCACGATTCGATGGCATCAATGCGGAAGCTGCTGCTGTTGAGCGCACCGCTTGACTTGTGGGTTGTCGGGAAATTCACCGACTTGTAAGCGGCTTCGCTGAGTGCGCGACCGCTGAAAAAGTCGTCCATCAGGTTCAACTTAGCGTTGACCTTTTCGATGGCCTTTTCGCGCTTGACTTCATCGTTGCCGAGGATGTCTTCGCTGAATTGCTTGGCTACTTCGTTGTTGTCTGCAATCTCCGACTGCAATGCAACATATAGGGTTTCGTTGTTAAACATTTCTGTCAGAGATTATCAGAGTTCAGATTGCATGAGGATAACGTCTGCGTATGTTCCGGCAGGCAAGCCAGTCGGATTGGTCAACGCAACGCTTGAAAATTTGCCGATGTACTCGTTGCCTGCGCTGTCGTGTGTAACGAGGCAGCTAGCAGCGATGATGTAAGCATCAGCACCAACGGCAGGAACGGAAGCGGCATCCTGCAAGCAGCGCATTTCGCCGGAGATGGCGTAAGCGGCAGCGGTGGACACTTTCTCGTCTTTCATCAACCATCCGTAGGTGTCGCCAATCTTTTTGATCGTGCCACCGCACACGCAGTCAACCGCGTAACGGTCTGCTGAGGTGAACTCTTGTACGACAGCGGCAACTTGCGGCAATGCAGCAGCAGCAGCAGGGGTAGTGGATTGGATGACGTTGGTCGGCATAACGCGGAACACGTCATTTGCGCTATAAAAGCCCTGCGCAGAGTTAGGGCGTGGGTAAATAAAAGTTTCTGCCATTGTATTTAAGCCTGCCAGGGCAATTTAGTGGACATAGTAGTAGGTTCAACAACGGACTTGGTGGCTACCTTGTCGGTAACTGCCTTTGCCTTGCTGAGTAGTTCGGTAGTGGTCAAGCCTTTGACGGCTTCCAATGTCATGCGGTCAGGTTCGGGCAGTTCAAGTGCCTTTTCCCCGTTGATGATGTCGGCTTCGAACGGAGCGCGGAGGGCTTCGATTTCAAGCGACTTAGCGGACAATTGGTTAGTCAGTTCGGTTGTTTTGACCGCTTCCTTTTCAACTGCCGCAATAGCGACTTCCAACGCCTTGACTGATTCGGCATCAAAGACAATCTCGTTGCCCTCAGCCTTGGCGGTCAATGCGTGTTTCTGTCCGTTGACAATAAACACTTCTTTCATATCTCTAATGGTTTTAGATGCTTGTTGTGGGGTCGGTTCGGGCTTCCCGTCCAACGCCTTAACGCTGAGAGCCGCGCCACGCTGTGCGCCACGCTTGACCAATGCTAGACCGTGGAACTCGGTAGCTTCTGGGCGTGACGGGTCGAAGAAATACTCCCATTCTGTAGCATAGCCGTCCTCGTTTTTGGCAGCAGACCGAAGCAGACCGCTAACCTCTACGCTCACTTCCTTGATGATACCTACCTCGATGGCGTGGTTAACGCTCATCTTGGGTTGGTTCGGCATCACGGCCAAATCATCCACCCAAACATAGCCCACCAAATCTCCACCCATGACGGATGCCTTGGTGACTTTGCCGATGAGGTTGTCGGAGGTATGACCGAAATTGAATGTTGATCCATTGCGGTTGATGTCGTCAGCATACTTTTGAAGTACTTCCAAAGTAAAGCGTTCACGATGTCGGTCAACTTCCGACCCTGCCATTTTCACCACGTACCACTTGCCTGCCGCGCCTTGCTCGATGCCTGCCTCGTCCAACTCTTCGCCAGAAAGAGCCTTGTTGGTGAACTTGAAAGCACCGTTAATCGAGGCGTGAGATACCTCATAGGATGTAATATCCGATATTACTTTACCTTCGAGATAGTGCGGTACATGCTGCATGTTGCAAGTTTACGCATAAAACCAAATCGTGCGTAATATTTTTTATTACTGCTCGATTGGAACTTTCGGCAAACGCTGCACGGTTGTCTGCGGCATCGGCTTCGGCTTGCCCCATGATGGCAAAAGGACACAGCGGCATTGAGGGTGTGGGTAGTCTGGCACTTCGTCCAGGAAGTAGCTGTTGCCGCGGTAGCCTTCGCAGATGTCGCATACATCCCCTGCCCTGCTTGTTGACCATTCCACCTTTGGAACGCCCATGTCCTCGTACTGTTCTAGCGTAGCCTTGCGGCTTGCCATGCCCATTTCCGTCCTGACCAACCGCACCCAATCCCAACGCTTGCCGAACTGCATCTCTTTGCGGAGGTTTGACGCGATCTGATTCCACGGCACACCGTCTAGGGCGTTTTGGTTGATTAGGTTTTTAATATCGGGCAAATATTGCAGCTTTATTTTGTCCACCATCAACGTATAGCCCTCCGTGTTCATCTTGCGTAACCACGGCATCTCCTGCGTTATGACCATCCGACTTGATGCAATCGGGTTTTCCTGCCCCCATGTTGCGCCCATTTGCGCGAATCGCTTGTCCCATTGCTGCTTTGCCCTTTCGTAAGCCCATGCGCCCGTCTTGTCGGCCATCATCAAACGACCTTTAAACAACGGGCTGCCTTCACCGTCATCCGCTGCACCTGCCGCCATTGCAAGCCACAATGCCTCATCATCCAACAACGCCTCGACAACCGAACTGCCCACGATTTGCCGAAATAGCTTTTCAATCTCGGATACCTTGCGAGGCGTGTAATACTGGGCCTTCTCGACTACGTGAACATGCTTGCCACCACAAGCGCACTCCTTCGGCTTAACGCCCCAATCATACTGCTTCGCCTCGTACTTGCCATCCTTCGGCAACTCGGCAATCACCGCGTCAATGTACGCATCGGCTAGCTTCACCAACTCAATGAGGACGGAAGCCGTGATAGCCTTCGTGTCGGGTATCCGCATGTTCGCCTCGTCTGCAAGGCGGTTTTCTTCTTGTGGGGTCATATTGCGAAATTAAACAAAAAACCCACCTTGTTAGGGTGGGTCGGAGTTGTGAGGTTGGATTTGGTTACTTAAAATCATCGAATGTAGGCTCATCGTATTCATACACCGCACAGGATTCCTGCCATCCGTTCGCTTCAATTACCTGCTGCGCCTCTGATGCTGAATCCCATCCGTCCATTGATCCAAGCATATCCATGCTGCGGTTGTCTAGGTTTGTGTCAACAATTGGGCGGTTCTGATTGTCTTTGAGGTCGTAAATGAAGAATGTCGTTTTCATAGTCGTATTTTTGAGATTGATTTAATTTCAACGGGTCATTATGCGCTTGTAAATGCGCTGCTGTTGGTCGTACTTCAAGTCCATTTTTGCAAGGCTTGCATCAACCTTCCGGCTCATTTTCGGGTGCGTAGTTGCCATGATTTCACCAAGGATAGCCGACCACGTATCTTTCACGGCCTCCATCGTGTCCTTCTTTGGAAAGAAACGAAGTTCATCTGCAACAGACTGAAGACCTTGCTCTGAAACCAATGATGTCATTGCTGCCTTGGCAACACCATTGATTGTACAAGCCACTTCTGCGGTGGATACCATCTTGGCAACTTCGCCCATGAAGTACTCGCGGTCTGCGTTGAAGGTGTCGATGATGAGTTGCTTTTCCATTGTCTTGGTTTATTGATGACGTAAAGATACGACCTTTTCAGCAAAAAGCAACACGCGGTGAAATTATTTTTAAAATATTTTTCCAAACAAAAAGGGCGGCATCGCTAGACACCGCCCTACAACCTCAAAACCTCAAATCTTCAGCCGTTCACGGAAGGTCTGCTGCTCTTGTGGGCTAAGGTTCATCAAGGCACTAGCCCATGCCTCGATTGTGGTCTTCGCTGTTTCAGCCTCCATCTTCTTGATTTCGGATTCCTTCGCTTGGTCTTCCAATGTCTTGCCTGACCACACGATCCGGTAGCCTTTCGGGGCGGTTGTGCGCTCGTCAAGCATCCTGCGGTCAATCAAAGGTTGGATGATGTTTTGGCTCAGATAAATCTGCGAGGTGGCCGCTGCGAGGTTGGCCGTGGCCGCTGCATAGGCATACTTCTGACTTCCCAAACCGTCACCGCCTGAATCCATGCCGATCAATGCCAACGGGTAGCCCCACGAACTTGCTGCCCATTGCAGGTACATAGGTGCTTCAAGTTGGAAGTTAGGAGGGCTTTGGGCATCCTTGCCGTAGCTGTGGCTTGATATGGTCATGTTTGCCGGAGCAACACCAACAACGTCCACGCCTGCATTCAGCTTGGTATTTTTGTTTGCAATGGCTTCCTTGTATGCGTTGGCGGCTTGATTGGCGTAGTTCCTAGCGTCATCCGTCATCATCGAGTACATGGCAGGGTCTAGGGCGGTAGGCAGCGAAAACCCAAACATGGTCAATTCAAGCGGTGCGCCCATGCGTGCGTTGGCCTGCTCGCGTGCGCCAGTAGCCACAAGGAATAACCTCAGAACAAACTCAGAATGATAGGCCAACGGCTTGCCCCAAAGCCATTGCGTCCGGTCAAACTGCAAAGCCTTGAAGTAGTCCTTAGCCTTGGCCGTCATCACCTCATCAATGCCCCTACGGCAATACCACAAGTCGTAAACGTCCTGCGCTGCTGCCGACTGCTCGTAATGGAAGCGTTGGCTGTCATGCACACGCACACCGCCTAACTTGCCCTTCACAAGGTCTTTGCCTTGGTTGTCCAGGAAGGTAGTGAAGCCCGACCCGTCAACGTACATGATTTCGATGAGTTGGTCGAGCAGGCAGGAGATACCTTTGTCGTAACCGTAGGGGTTCTCCACCTCTCCTATGCTCGACAACTGAGCAAGCCACGCATTCATCTCGTCAGCCCACTTCGTATCGTCCGCTTCGATGATTGGGTTGCCGATCATGTCGCGCTTCCGGCTCACAACATCCGCGAATTGGGGGATGTTGCGGAAGATTTGGCGGTACGCATCCAATGATTCCCGTGGGTTGCTTAATCCCATGTCCGAACGCCCTCCGTAGAGGTTTGCAAACAAGGCGGTAATGCCGTCCTGCTGCATCGGTAGGCGGTTAAGGAAGCCTGAATTGCTGTAATAGGCTTTCTCCTTTTGGGGTTGCAACGCCTCTGAGCGCACACGCTCCATCTTTTCGCGGTAACTCATAGATTTCCTGCCTTCCATCCGTCTTTCAATGCCTTGACTGCCATTCCTGCGAGGTATGCAGGGAATGACCACGCGGTAGACCACGCACTTTCAAGCCATTGGGTTAATCTTTTTGCCATGCTTGCAAATTAACGGATTTTTCACCGCAAAAAAACAGCCCCAAACCGTGCGGTGAGGGGCTGTCTTCAATCAAGTATGGAAAAATAACGACAATGCCTTATGTTGGTTTCCACCGCACGGGCTCATCCACGAAGGATGCAGCCATGCGGTTCAGGAGGTCGGTATGGTTTGAGCCGACTTTGAACTCATGGAGTTGCAAATGTAGCAATTCGTCCAAATAAAACCGCTCGACTTTTTGCCCGTCACGGTATGCGACAATCCCATCAAAGGCGTATCGGTTCGCGCCCAAGCTTCCCACCTGCAAAGGGCGCACGATTACCGCCTTAGTCTGCGTTTGGATGCGTAGCCATTGCCCTTTCAATGTAGCTATTTTGATCTGCTGCAACTTGTCCATATCAGTCGAACCAATTTCTGAATTTAACCAAGACCAACACCCAGAAGGCAGCGCACCCGGCAGCAACGCTACCAATGACCACCTTAACGGGCATCGACCAATACGCAGCATTCAACTCCAGTTCGACCATGCAGCCGAACAAGTAGATGCAGCCAAAGGATAGCAGGATTGGGATTAGGTTAATTCTCATCTTGCACCTCCTGTTCTTCATCTTCTTCGCACTCGTCGCGCATCGGCTCGGTGTAGTCGTGGATGTCATAGCACCAATTGCAGATCCAATTGTTGCCGACCCATCCGCCCTCTGCGTCATTGCCGCACTCAGCGCATGTTTCGTGGGAGTAGTGTGGGCGGTCGTAGTCTGTTGAGCATGGCAAGGTCATGGCTGCACCTCCTTCATCTTTTGGGTGGCTCTGTAAATTGCAATTGTCAAGTCGCCATAAAGATCAGCAACCAACAATGCAAGGTCTTCACAACCCTCCGTCTTTGTTGGCACAGACATCAAATCAGCCAACTTGTATTCTATGTCCGTCAGCCCCTTGAGGATGTCCGCTATCAGTTCTTCCCGTGTCATGGCTTCGCCTCCTTGCAGATAGCTTGCAGCAAATCGGCAATGCACTCGTTTAGCTGCGTCAGCTTGGCGAGTTTGCGCCTCACGATTGCGGTAGGGATGCTGATGTCCTGAATTTCGGCATACAAGGTATCCGCCTCCGCTTGCCATTTGTTGAGTAGTTTTTCCATTGTCGTAGTCGTTTAACTGAGGCAAATATACGACCTATTTCGGAAAAGCAACACGCAGCAAAAAAAATAAATCGAAAAATAATTTTACCGCCCGAAGGTGTTGAGGTAGCGATGCAATCCGATTGCGGCCATGCAGTATGCGTCTGCGTTGTCGGGGCTGCGTCCTAGGCGTTGGGAGAACCGCTCCTTCGGCTCAAGTTTGTAATTCGCGTCCGTGTTTTGAAAGTTCCGGCTCAGGCATTGCCGCTGCAATTCATCATCGGGGAAGATGCACGTTTCGGTGTGCTGCTGTGCTGCCGATGCCGTGTGCCATGCTGCGGTGATGTCGTTGGCGTAGGACATTGCGCCTACGCTTGATTTTCCCGTGTCCCAATCGTGAATTGATCGCCAGTTAGAATTAGCCCCACCTTTGAACCGGATAACGTGTTTCTTCCTGCCGTGGCGTGCTTGCACCTCGTTTTCGATGTACGCTGCTAGCGTTTCCCCTGCACCGCCCACAATGTCGATAACGAACAACCGCGCATCCAGGAGGTGCGGCACGTTGGCTATGATCCATTGCCATTGCAGTTCGTGGGTGCTGACAAGACCACCCCTGACCTTGAGAGCCTGCGGATAGATGTACTTGGTCGGCTGCCCTTGCTCAACCACACGATATCCTAGCTGCACGACCATATCATCGTCACCGCCCTTGGCTGCGTCAATGGAAACGACATCAGGCACGCCCGTAGGCAACTGCTCCAACCGCTTGAAACGCTCGATTGATACCTGCCAATGCTGCGGCTTGAACACGCTGAGAATGCCGTCCTTGAAATCAACATCGAAGTCACCGTCAAGCATGACCCTAGCCATGTTCGGGTCGGATGAACCTAGCAAGGCGGCCTCGTAGTCGGTGTCGCGCAAGTAAAGGTTGTCGCTAAGGCGTGACCGGATGAAGGTGATTGATCGGGTCGGTAGTGAGCGTTTGAGTTCCGCGCCCGTCACGGGGTTGTGGGTCACGATTTGCGCCTCATCGAAATAATGAAAGGTAGAACTTTGCCCGTCTGCTGTTGGTATTGCGACCCTGTGCAAGACCTGACCGCTTTCTACCTTTCCGTACAAATGATGCGACTTGTTGAGCCACGGGGCGAAATAATCCTTGACCCAAAGCCCTTCGGGGCGTGTCGGTGGGTTGAACGTCATCAGTACTTGGCATTGCTGCGACTTGTCAGCCGAGCGATTCCATTGCATCAGGTATTCAACGGTTTCGCGGCTCATCTGCGTGACCTCATCAAAGGCAATGAAGGCGTAGTCGCGGCCTTGGTACTTTTCCCTGTCCTTTGCCTCATTGTCAAGCGACCCGAAAAGAATCCGCTTTGCCGTTATCTTCCTGTCACCCGTAGGAGGCTCTACCATATAAGTCGTGCCTCGCTTGATATACTTGCTGCCGATGATTGAGGTGAATGCACGCTCGATGCCTTCAAAATCCGCGTAGTGCTTCCTGTAAATGATGCCGTTGTCAGCTTGAAGCAGCATCTTGCCGATGATGACCTGCGTGTTGTGCGTTGGTATCAAGCCATTTCCGGCAAGGAATAGGTGACTTTCTGAATCGACCTGAATGCACCTAGTCGGAACGCTTTTAACTGGCTTGATGGAATTGATCCGCACAACATCCATTTGCAGGGGTCGGGTTATTTTCCACTTACCGCCTATCAATTCGGACGTTTCGCGGACTTTGAAGGTTGGCTCTTCATCACTGAATGTATGCCACCGATGCACGTTATCCGCCACGATGGTAGAGCCGTCATCGAAAGTAAGGCGGTAGCATGGGCGGTTATTGATTTCTGAGGTATAAACGACCTTGCAGGGTTTGCCTTGCTCATCGAATACAAAGTCACCTACCTGAAGATTGCCCATTGTAGTCCATCCTGCAGGCGTAGGTATTGGCGTGTCAAGCGCAAGACCTTTCCCACCTCCTGCAGAACCGCCAAATCCTACAATTGATGCCTTTGTGTCAAACGCCATGCCCTGAGGAAGCACGATGTCGGGACGGTTGGGGTCTGACCGCATGGGCAACCAACACGGTTTTCTTCGCTCCTGCTCGTCAAGCAAAGCGAGCAACTGAATCATTTCGGTGCGGTTCACTCTTCCCCCGGCTGCGTGCGCTTGGCAATTTCGGCTGCGATTTCCTCATCGCTGAGTTCCGAATAGTTATGCTCGACCTTAAGTTCCTGCCTTTCCTGCCACCCACGGCTGCGGCCTTGGGTTTTCAGGGCGAAGATGACGGCTGCATCGCTTCCTGCCTTGATGCGTTCGTGCAGGGCTTTTTCGTAGAAGTCCACCGCCACGTTTTTCAACTCATTAACCGCTTCCGCGTAGTCGGGGTCTTCCTTCATCCATACGTAGTGCGTAGTGCGCTCGATGCCTGCCAACGGTGCGGAAACGGTGACATTGCCTAGATTTGTTTCTAGTGCTTGCAACATTGCCGCTTTCTTCGGCTCGAATCTTTTAAGACGTTGAATTTTGTCGATTTCCATAGCTTTGAGGTTTGCCCAAATTTACGCATTTGCACTCAATTCCAAATCGGGTGTCGCTTCGGAAGGTAGATCACGCTGCCGATCAACGCGGCAAGGGTCACGGCATAGTCCAGTTCGCTGTATGCAGGTGGCTTCATGTCGTTTCGAATATACGAAGATAGACGATACCGCGTTTGCTCACCTCGATTGTTTCGACTTTCAACTTCGCGGTAGGCCATGTCTTTTTCAGCAGCTTTGTTTCCGCGTCAATCTCAGCCTTAACCGCCTTGATTGTGATTTCGATGCTCATTAGAATAGTCTGCCTTGTGTTGCAACCTGATAGGACGCATCATACCGTGAATTTTCCCCTTTTGGGTAAGGCTCAACCGAATAAGGAAGTAGCTTTGCCATTTGTTTTTTTTGCCGTTTGTCACCGACAAAATAAAAATACCTGTGCTTTCGTGGTCTGTCAATCATAATCAAATCATCTCCAAACTTATCACGCAGCCATTGAATTCTATTTTCTTGACCTCTTGACATATCCATGATTGTTCCATTATGCAAATGCTCCATCCCACGAATATAATAGTCCTTGAAAGGTGCTGATAAGCCTGTATAAACCCAATTTGTAGCTTGGTAAATAAACCCATGATGTCCTTTTGAGGTATCAGCATAGCTAGCAATAATGCAAGGTGATGGAATCATTTTTAGGCATTGACCTACAAAAAAACTAGTCAGATTTTTTTCATGCCCTTCATTAAGCACAAGCCGATTAAGTTCAAACAATTTGAATTCATCCCCAAATGCCGATCTAAGCGTATGGCTTACTGGCGTTCCAAAAGTGCAAACACCTTGGCAAATTAGGTTTTCGTCAAACACTCCAAAAGCATGTTCAATTGGCGGTATTCGCCTTGCATAGTGCTTTTTAAGTAGCCATTCCTTGGTTTCCCAAGTTTCGATTCGCTTTACTGAGTAATTTTTCATTTGACCCTCAGAGCCTCCACGATTTCGCAGTAGGGCTTGGCGATGCCTCCTTTGGGGACAATTTCCATGTCCTCGTATGCCTTGCTGCCGACTTCTGGAATCCACTTTCGCTCGCAGGCATCAATCCGGCTAGGCGCGGTGATGTACTTGGCGTAGATTCTGCCTACGGTTGGCTCTTTGGCCTGCATCATGTCCGTTATGCGCTGCAATTCCCTGCGGTAGTGTTCGGCTTCCTCGATTCTGAGGCGTGTTTCTTCCTGGTACGTGTTGCACCTTTCGCGGAATTGATCCGTCAGCCGTTCCTGACTGACGTACTGGTCTGCCATGTTAGCGATGCGCTTTTCTAGCCTCTGAATCTTCGTTTTGTAGGCTTGAAGTTTACTTTCATGCCAAGCCATTGATACCTTTTCGCTCATTGTCGTGTTTTTTGAGTGGTTGAAAATAGGAAAAAATTTAGTCGTGACAAAATCCGGATTCGCAAGAATCACCGCCAAAAAATGAAAGTTGAATCGGTGGCACTTGCAGCCGTTGGATTTTTGAGATTGGATAGTCTTTCTTCATCGACCCCTTTGGCCTTAATTCTTCCATTTCACGGGCTGCTTGAAATATTTTGGGGTTTTCGGCATTGTTTCCGATAAGTTCTGCTACTGATTTGTGAAAGCAGAACTGGCAGTTTGAACTTTTGGGGAAATCAAGCCCTGAGCCGTTCGCCCATTGGTAGATTTCAGCTTTCTTTATCGGGTCAAGCTTGCCTTCGTCATCAAATACAAGCGGATAGGCTGCTTCTGCAAACTCAAAATTCAGCCATTTGCGATTACCGTTGGCATAATTGCCGATTTGGATGTCGATAGCTTGAGTCCGGTGTCCTTCTGCCTTGATGCGCTGGGCTTCGTCTATCCTAATGCCTTGGCGGTTAATGACCTTTTCACCGATTGTTTCAAAAATAAATTCGGCAATCGGGCTGATTTTTAGAAATGTTGTGCAAAACCTCCATTCCTGATTTGGCAGGCTTTTTTTTCGGTTTACCATTGCCTCAAATGACTCGCCTCTTACCCAAATAATTTCCTTGCCAATCATCTGCTCAAGGTCAAGCACGACACGAAAGGTCTTTGAGTCTTCGGCAGATCCGATAAACTCACCGAACCGATCATCGTAACGTTCCAACTTTTTGCGGCAAGCTGAAAGCAGCCCGGCATCCTTGATTTTAGCTAATGGGTTGTCCATGCAGACGGCTGCAAAAACATTGATGTCGGCAGGCAAATGCGCTGCCATGTATGCGGATGTTCGGCCACCGCTGATGCTGTTCATCGTTTTCATTTTCCTTCGCCCCAATTTGTTTCTTCCATGATGTAGCCGTAGGTGCGTACCATCGCCACCAACTTGCTGCGGTGGTAGGTTTCTTCCGCTTGCCAATTCAGCTTGTTCGACTTGGTGGAATTGTGCTTATCGATGCGGGCTTGCAGACGTTCACGGCTTTCTTTCGTGTGATAGTCCTCATTTGGCTCTAGGAACGTGTACAATTCATTAACTCCCCCGACCTTGATACTCGCGTTCAAATCCTTTATCATTTCATCTAAGGTCATCCTACGAGCATTTTCTTTGCGCCCTTCGTGGAACTCCGGCATTGATGCAAGGCGTTTGGCGATTGCCGCGACTTGGGATTGTGACGGGAATACGTTTTTAGACCAAATCGGGGGAAACAACGACATCCCGTAAGGCTTGCTGTTTGCCCATGCTTGCGCGAAGTTGGCATCTAGCCATTCTTCGCCTTCCAGGTTCACGGGCTTGGGTGCTTCTAGCTGTGGCGTGTTGGCTTGGGTCTGCGCTCGTTTGGCTGCGAGCATCGTGTGAAGCTGTGCCTTGACATCGGACGGGTTGAGGTGGACTTTGTTCGGATCAATTCCGGCCTGCGTCTGCACTTCCCGTTTTTTGTAGAACGCATTGGTGATTCCCGTGGTAAATTCAGCCTTGCCGAAGTCGGGGAACATCTTGGCGATGGTCAGGAACTCGTTGAAGTCGGCTGTGATTGCGAAGTCGTTGGTATTGTCCACGAACTGCCCCAATGCTTTACGGGCGCGGTTGAGGATTTCCACCAATTCCATTGATTCTTCCTTGGTTATCATTGATTTGCCTCCGTTTCTTGGATATGTTTAGTCAAGACGTTGCGGATTGCTTCGTCCATGGATTCGATACTTGATTTCTTGCTCGGCATCTTGACCGCCTCGATGTTGGTTTCGTAGATGCGGTTTTGCAGCCACGTTTCGGGGTTTAGGCGTTTGCTCACGTTGCCGTTGCGATCAACCTCAAAAGCCGCCTTGGCTTGAAAGATAAGCAAGTAGGCGCATTCTTCCCAACTCCTTTCGGGTCGCATATCTTTGAGCCTCCGGACGGCATCCATCAATGATTGCTCGATTGCTCCGCGCTTTTGCTGCCTGCCAAAGTCACCGTAGGCATTCAGGAACTCGCGGTAAAGCACCGCCTGAGATTGGTAGTCTTCGCTGAAATCATTCCCCCCTTGCATCCCCCCTATACTGATAATACTAGATTCTGAATTATCTATAATTTCAGAATAAGAGTTAGATATAGAGTTAGAGTTAGGATAGGTTTTCGGTAGGTTATCGTCTAGGTTAACCACTAGGTTATCGGTAGCTTTTGTTTCACCTTTCGGTCGACCACCTTTTTTGCCATTTTCAATGCGTGAAGCGTTGAATTTCAGCCTTTCACCTATTTGTTCTTCCAAAAACGGATTGTAATAGTAGCCGTCTTCGTCAATTTCAAATTTTGACTTGACGGAATCCCAAACGTGAACCGAATCAGAACCTACTAGAAACCTAATGGTTTTTTCAGGGATTCTTCCTGATTGATGCTGAAAGCAAAGCAAGGTGATGAATAGCCCCCGTTCCTCGTAATTCATAAATGCCGTGCCGGACATCCATTTTTGAGGGAAAAACTTGAACCAAAAATCGTCAGTCTTCGCCATAAATCACAAGTTAGAATTTGACTTCATCCCTGCTAACTTGCGGTTTTCGCGAAGTTTTTCAAGTACTTTCTTTGCTTGCTCGCTGACTTCATCAATCTCAGCATCAACCACTTTGACCGCCTTAACGTCAAATTCAATCAAAGGCAGCACCTCAAGTTCTTTGCAAATTCCTCTTGCGTTTGCCTCGGTTTCAAAGGCTAGGATTGCGCCTGAAATCCCGTCATAAGTCGCCTCGATTACATAAATTGTTTTCATAATAGTCCAAAATAAAAACGCCCCAAGTCGAAAAGCGTAGAGCTTCTTTCCGAACTTGGGGCTATGGTGTTGCTTGAACGTAGCCTATGTTGGTGTCTTGACGGCTCTACTCATCTCGACACCACAAAGATACAACCGCTGCAGAAATATCCAAATCCATCCGAAAAAATTTACGAAATTTGGGCATGGCTAGGAAAATAAAAGTGACGGTGACTACGGCCACCCAACGCCTTGAGGTATTGGATTACGATTCGACCACGGGCGAAATCAACAATCAGTATCAGGGCGGCTACGGGGGGTTCCAGTACAACAAGGAAAACGGTCTGAACGACCTGACCAACGCAGCGCACTTGATGAGCCTTCAATTTCCCGATGGTGGTGAAACGGGCTTTTTCACCGTTGCTGAAATCCAATCCCTGACCATTGACGGGGTAGTTACCGCCACCGCAACGCTTGCGGCTTTCCTGACTTCCGTCAACGGCTACATGTTCATTCAGAATACCGAACTGACGGGTGTCGATGATGGTGGAAATGCTCGCCCGTTCGCGGTGACTTCCGAAGGCCACCTGGAAGTAGCTGTCCACTCGCCTCGTTTGCCGTTCGGATCAATCCACACCGAAAACCTAACGCCAATCCTGCAAGCGGATGGCGTTTACGGCATCAACTCGCAGTTGCAGCGCACGACCACAAGCGGAACGGGCGGTGCGACCACGGAGAACAGCAGCTTCAAGGTTTCCACTGGTGCAGGCGCAGGCAGCTTCGGAACAATTCAGAGCCGGAAGCGTTTGCGTTACCGCGCAGGTCAGGGCGTTGTAGGACGCTTCACGGGCTTATTCTCAACCCCTGCTGCATCTACTATCGTGGTGGCAGGATTCGGCCATGCGGAAGACGGGGTTTATTTCGGCTATAACGGCACTTCATTCGGCATCCTTTACAGCCGCAGAGGCGTAAGGGAAGTAAGAACGCTGACCGTGACCGTTGGCGCAACCGTGGCAGGCAGCGTTATTATCACCTTGAATGACACGGCATACACCATCGCAGTCACAAACTCTGCCAACATTCAGCGAACAGTCTATGAAATCTCAGTCGGCACGTATGCAGGTTGGGAAGCCTACGCAGCAGGTGCAACGGTTGTTTTTGTCCGTAACTCAGTAGGAACAACAGCAGGGGCTTACTCCTTCAACGCCAACGGCACGGGGTCATCGGCAAGCATCGTGCAGACAAAGGCAGGTGCGGCAGCCACCGAAACGTGGTATCCGCAGACCCAATGGAACGGTGACAGGTTGGACGGTTCAGGTGACCCATCGACCAATCCTAGCGGTGTGCTGCTGAACAAACAGACGGGCAACGTCTTCCAGATCGGCATCCAATACCTTGGTTTCGGTGCAATTACGTTTCAAATAGAGGTCACGCCTGCCGGAAACAACCCCGACTTCGTGACCGTTCACACACTCAGACTTCCCAACACGCTCACCGATACTTCATTCGGCAATCCATCCTACCCGTTCACGATGGCGGCTTATTCAACGGGCGGAACAACGGACGTTTCGGTTAAGGTCGGCAGTTATAGCGGATTCATCGAAGGGCAAAAGGTTCTCCACGGGCCGAGGATTTCGTACACAAACACAATCACCACGACAGGCTCAACCAATTTGCAGGTGTTGTTCTCTGTCCGGAACACGCTCTACTACGGCAGCAGGAGCAACCAGTCGGTAATCAACCTCCTGAGCGTGTCCGGCGCTTGCAAGCACAACAACCCTGTGGTGTTCTACCTCATCAGGAACGGTGTGCTTGCAGGTAATCCAAACTTTTTAATTCCTTCGTCATCTTCGTCATCCGTTTGGGATAAGGTGGCAACAACCGTAACCTACTCCACGGAAGACCAAGTAATTGCGACCTTTCCATTGGGTGAAACGGGAAATTTTGACCACCACTTCGGGAATGGAGAGTACAACGCGGAGGAAGTCACCTTGCAACCGGGCGACCTCATCACGCTTGCAGTCAGGTCTGTAACGGGGAACCCGACATACGTCATCGGCACAATTAACACACGCGAAGACCAATAATAACATGGCACGGAAAGTACAAATAGAGGTCGATACGACCCTGAATTATTGCAGAATCACCGACAGCGACACGACAAGCGGAGAGGTTAATTTCGACTTCTTTGGTGTGGTCGGCTACGGGTTCAGTTACGAGCGCGAGAGCAGCACACTTGCACTCACAAACGCAAACGCCTTGATCAAACTCAAAACCCCCACGGGTGAAACGGGATTCTTCAAGATTGCGGAACTGGACTACTTCAAGATAGACGGGGTAGCACAGGTCAACGCCACGTTGTCCGCGCTAATCACCAATGTTGCACCCTACATCTTCACCGCATGAGCAGGCAGGTCAACATTGCGATAAATACCACGCTGAACAGCCTAGCAATCTCTGACAGCGACACGACCACGGGCGAAGTATTCCTCGACTACAACGGGAAGATTGGAACGCCCGTCAACATCGAGCGGCTTTCGTCAACCGTGGCACTCACGGACGCGGACGCAGCTATCCGGATGCTTACCCGTGACGGTGAGAGCGGATTCTTCACCTTTGCCGACATCCTGGATGTAACGGTTGACGCGGTTAGCATCGGTGCGGCTGACCTTGCGGACGTTCTGACGGGCATCGGGGCGTACTTGTTCACTTCGACATCGGGCGGTGCATCTAGCACTATCACGTTTAACTACGCGAGCGGAAACCAGTACAAATCATTCCACCGTGTAGGCGCGACCGCATCCGCTACGGCTGTGGCTACTACAAACGTGGCAAGTTACACCGTGTATCAGAACGGGGCATTGATAACGCCTCTGACCTTCCCTCTGACGCTGACCCAAGGGGATAAGTTGTACGTGTCCATCGTGCCGACCAATGCCGCACTAGCCGCGTCCATCGAGTTGACGGCTGACGGCATCGCTAACCCCGTAGCGTTCAACAGCCTGAGTTATTACTATCCGCGCACCATGTCATTCAAGGAAAACGCAGTCGAACTTGCAGACATGATGCTGCACACGGATCAAGCTTTGAAGGGTACGGCAAATCTTGGTTCAGGTCTTGGAAACTGCATCTATGGTGACCCTGTTGCAGGCGAATGGGACATGATATACGTCCCTGCTCAATGGAACTATACCGGGCGTTTCAACATCGGAATGAATGACCGCAGCACTAGCGATACCACGGCTAACAGATATTCGCGGGTCAGGTACTGCATTTCGTTATTTACAAACTCCATTGAAATATTTGAGTTCAACGTAAACAAGGCATCTGTTGGTGTTGCAAACAATAACATGATGCACATGATGATTCGTAGCCGATTGACCGCACCAGGCGTTTACACGGTGACATATCATTATTCCAGTGACAATCAGGCGTCTTGGGTGCTGCTATACACGTCCCTTTCGACCCATGACGGCACGGTGAATTTTTACCCTGACCTCATGCCGCAAACAGCCTATTTTGCTGAAATCAAACCCCCAATTTTGAAGAAGCCATGATAGTAAAAATCAACGACCAGTACATGACAAGCGCGGTTCTCAACACCAACGAGCCACCGCAAGGATTCGAGTTCTTCCCTGCATTCAAGGCAGGCACTCAGACCTTCTGCTATGTCACGGATGGCATGAGCAATTACATCGGAGTGCCTTTTCAGGCGGTTGGTATGCCTGACCCCGTGATTAACAACTTGCCGCGCATGGTCGGCGTTGAGATACTTGACGAACACGGCCTCCCTCACGGGAAGCCATAAAATAAGGGTGTTTATTTTCGGTTAGGGGCGGCTCATGTCGCCCTTTTTCGTGCATGAAAAAAGCCCCGATTGCTCAGGGCTTAAACGACAAAATGAAAGCTACTAAGGAAACTATGAAGGGGCTATGCTTTGGGCTTGCGCTTGGCAAGAATCTTCTTGAGGTCGATGGCATCCATGAGCGTTTCAAAGACTGCCGACTTGATGACCTTCGCCTTGTATAGGTTCTCCGAGATGCTGACTAGCTGAGTGCCAAAGATAGCACCAACAAGCAAGCCAGGCAGAAAGGAAAAAATGTCCTGAGATTTGGAAACGTGCCACGCCACGGAAAGCAGGGCTAGGTGAAAGGTCATTGAGATAAACGAACGTAGCAGCTTGCGTGATTGGATGGCGAGTACGAACGTCTTTAGACCTTCCTCCAGTTCCTCCTCATCTGCCTTGCGAATGTAGGAGGCGTAGATGCCCGTAACGAGATCCAAACCAAACAAGCAAATCAAGGTCGTCACCGCGTACGCATCGTGATAGACGTAGCCCGTTACGAACCCTGCAATGGCGAACATCACCGAACTAGCGAAGGATGCAACGTTGACCTTCATTATTGTGGTGACGAAATCACCAATTGATGCGAAGTACATGGGCGAACTTGGTTCTTTTGACTTTCGCAAAGGTTGTGAAATCATGCCACTTTCGCAAGGATTGGTCGGTGTCGCTGTATCATTCATAGATTTTGCCTCTGATTTTCAAGCAAAATAACGCCTTTGTACGCGATTAGTTTACGGAAATTCGACTACTTCGCGAAAATGGCGGTTGAAATTGCAAAGCCTGCCAGTCCCCAAACCCAAGGTTTTTCGTAGAATTTCCGCTTTTGCCGAATTGTTACGCTGTGCATCCCGTCCACACGGGCATACGGGCTTGAAAATTCGGCATAAACCATCGTTTCGCGTGGTTGGAACAAGTCCTTAAACCGCCTCTTTTGGGTGTAATGGTGTATGGTCACCGAATCCCAAACCTGAATACCTGAATACGTGTTGATGCCTAGCGTGTCGATTGACTGAGTGAAGCTGAACCATTTAGTATCGTGCTTGAATTTCAACGGCAACGGCAGGGCGTTGAATGAATCTAGCCGGATGACCCGTTCCATCCAGGAGGTGTCCCTGATCGTGTCGATGTCGAGGACGTAGCGGAT